TTGATGAACTTCTTGACCTTGGTTGCTTTCTGCGGAGTCATAAACTCACACAGAGATGACATTTGCTTGGCATATTCACAGAGATACTTGACCTCATCACGTTGTGGTTGCAAGTATACATCAGGTTGCACAAACTTGCAGAACTCAGTGCTATCAAGTTCTGTAGTCAGTGGGAATGAGATAGCATCACGGAGATCATTGTTTGAGATGTAAAATGTATGTGGGCAGACAATGATGCTCTCCTCAATCACTTCGGGGAAGTGATAAGTGATGGTATTTGGTGTATACTCTGCACTGCCACCGTAACCGATAAAATCACCCTGAATGACCATATCTGTCCTGGGAAGGCAATCAAACGCCTTGTGGAGGATTGTAGCAACGTTTCCAGCGTAATGCTGGTCAATCTCTCTATGAGAGTGTGCAATCTTGATTTTTACCTTATTGAAGACAGACTTTGTGCCAACAAAAAATGTACCTGTCGCAGGATCTGTGCCCCAAACAATAGCAGGAGCGCCATCCATTTTGATGCTGATAGTAGAATCTGCCTCGCAGAACCAATCAAGACAAGACAAATCGCCAGTCAGGATAGAATCTTCGGGATGCTCGATGTGAGTGTTCTTCATACTACTAGGACACTTTAGGGGCTACAGTTGCATTAAAGAAGGGAGGATTGCTCCTCCCTTTATATTCACCGATCAATCGCAGAATAATATGCTTTGTCGGTGATAACATTGAATAACAGAGAAAGATCCTCTGCCAGTTTTTTCACTTCGTAGTTATGAATCTGAAAACGTGCTTTCATATCAAGGAACAAAAGTTCAAAGGTAGCAGCATAGTCTTCACGTTCCATAACAACAGTGGGACGATTCATAAACGAATTGTGTGCTTACAGTATAGTGGACATTTAGAGGTTACTAACTTTATTGGTGCCGAATCATTGTTCGTAA